AAGAACCGTCGGTTTTTGTGTAGTCCTTCAGCATGTCGAACTTGGCGTTGACGCCGTCCGAAGCGATGCGGTTTTCGGCGGCCTTGGTGAAGCCTCCAGTGACGCCGCTAGCTAGACTTGTCACTCCATCGGTGATGCCTTTGGCTAGGGCTTCGTTGCCAGCAGCTTTGATTTCGGCGGATTTGGTTTGGTATCCGGCGGTGATTTGGCCGGAGTTGTCGTTGACGGTGGGGTTATAGGCGAACATGGGCGAGGTTCTAGTGGGTTGGGAGGTTTTTGGATTGGCGGGCTTCTATGCAGAGAGGGCTGCCTGGCTGGAAGGCTCGGCAGGCATTCGGACGGTGTTGGTATATTGCGCAGGCGACTCCTCGTCCCACCTCGCCACGGAGGGCGATGCAGCGTCCGCAGGGGTCGGTTTTGAGAAGGGGGTAGTCGCTTCGGAGGTAGTCGGCAGGGATGCCGGTGGCGTCGGAGCGGTCTCGCTTGAGCACGGGCCAGCTCCAACGGTGCGAGCAACATGCGCCACACCGTTGACAGTCGTATTGGGATTCCATGTGGGTTTGAAGCCTTGCTCTGGGATGGCGTTGTCTTCGTAGGGGGCGAGGTGGGCGATGCTGTTCACCTCGCTGCGGAGCTTGGGGCACCACACGGGGGTGGAGAGGTGGCGGTTCACGCAGTTCCAGCAGATGGGGTAGTAGTCGGCGTTGTGGCTTTTATCCTGCTTGTGGCCCCACTTGCCGGAGGCGCGGTCGTAGCGGGTGGGGTCCATCGGGACGCCTTCGGCTTCGAGGTAGTCGAAGATGTCGTCGTCGGTCCAATGCCGCATGAGGAAAAGCTGGGTGGGGCTGTCATCCACACGGCGCACATCCTGGGCGAGCGGCACGCCGCCCTTGATGAGATCGACATCGGCGCTCTTCTGTCCGTGGAATGCGGCGTCCCACGGCCAGTTGAACGAGCCGGTGGGGCGCTGGAGGACATCGGTGAGGCCGCACAGGTAGGGCTCACCTTCCTTCGGGTGCTCGGTGCCGAGGCTGAGGACGAGGGCGCTGTGATGGCCCCATTGGTAATACTTGAGGAAATCGAAACGGGGCTCGCCGGTCTCGATGTCGAAGCCGTCTTGGATGGCGATGCGCCCGGGGGCGTAGTCGTAGAGGGTCAAGTCCCACTCGCGGGCGAGGAGGTCGCTGTGGGCGTAGCGGTGGCGGAAACGGGGCTCACGCCACTGCACGCACGGGAGCTTCACGCCCATGTGGAAGATGAGGAGGTGCAGCATGGCGGTGCTGTCCTTGCCTCCGCTCCAGAGCACGACGGGGTTGCGAAATTCCCGCAGCCAATACTCGGCGCGGTAGAGGGTTTGATCGACGAGGGTTTGCAGGTGTTGGTTCATTAAATCGCAAGGGCCGTCATACCGAGGACCATGCCGCCAGCGGCGATGCCGGAGCCCATCATGGAATTTTTGGAAGCACCTGCGGTGGCTCCGGCTTGCATGGCCGCGCCTTGGAGGGCGGCGCGGTTGTTCATGAAGCTGTTGTAGCGGCTATCGAGCATGTTGGCGTTGAAGCTGGCGACATTTCCGGCCATCTGCGTGGCGTTGTTGTAGGTGTTGCCGATCATATTTGCGGATGTCCCAAGCGTGCTTCCGCCGATGCTGGTGCCGGGGGCGAAGGCTCGCATATAGGGGTCGTTGGCCATGGACTGATTGGCGATGTTGAGTCCGAGAGCGGCGGCGTTTTGGTAGGCCCCGGCTTGTTGGCCGTAGAGGTTGGCGGTCTGGCCGAGCATCTGCCCTGCGTAGGAGCCTCGGGCAAGCTGAGAGTTGATGCCCGATTGGTTTGCGTTTTGGAGGAAGGCGCGGTTCATTTCGATCTGGCGCTGGTTGGCGTCCTGGTTGGCGAGGGCGGCTTGTTGCGCATAGCCCGCTTCGGTGAAGGCGCGGTTGTTGGCGGCGTCGAAGTTGGCAGCGTTGGCGGCTTGCTGGAATTGGGCGTCCGTCAGGCCGAGTTGCAGGTTTTTTTGTTGGTTCTGGAGGGCTGCTTGAAGGTTGCGGGAAGCATTCCCCTCCATGCGCCCGAGGTAGGCCGCATTGGCGGCTTGGCGGATTCCTGTGCCTTGTCCGAGAACGCCAGAGGCAAAGGCTCGGCGCTCGTTTTCGCGTTGGGTGGCATAGCGATCTCGATTGAGGAGTTCGGCGGCCATAGCGGAATTGCCTGCAGCCATGCCTCGGGCGGCGGCTCCGGCGCGGGCGGCTTGGATGGCGTCGCGTTCTTGCTCGGCGGAAAGGGATCGGCCGAGGGCGAGGTCGTTGGCGGCTTGGGACTCAAGTTGGCCGAGGAGTCCACCTCCTTGAGCTTCGCGCAAAAGGCCGAGCTCGGCATCGCTGGCACGGATGTTTTGATTGCGAACATCTTGCACGCGGCGGACGCTGGCCGCCTGCATGTTTGGCGTTCGATCAATGCGCTGGCCTTGCACTTGGTCTGCCTTTTGACTCATGGCGGATGCGCCGAGGCTGGAAATTTGGCGGTCGAGCGCAGTCGGGCCAGAGGCAAATGCTTCTGCATTTGCAGCGATTTGATTGTTTCTGTCGGCTACGGAGCCAATGCGGTCGCCGGATTGCGTGAGCTTGATTGTCTCTCCGGCTGCCCCTTGCAAGGCATCGTCAGCGGCTTTGGTGTAGCGGTTATTTAGATTTTCAGAAATTTTGGAAATCGTCCCAAGCTGGAGGGCTTCCATTTTGGGATAGGATTCGATCTGCGCGGCGAGCTGGTCGCGGTATTGCGCTTTGGCAGCTTCGCTGGCTTGGGCCATGATGGCCCCGTAGTCGATGGGCTGGGCTTGTGGCGGGGGAGATGATTTATTTTTCTTGGCCATTAAGCTACCCTCCCTTCCATGAGGCCGACGCGGCGGGGGAGTTTCGTCCAAGGATAAGCGTGCGGTTCAAAGGAATTGAGGCGGTTCCAGAGTGCCCAAGTTTGCGGGCGGGTGGCGACGCGCATGAATTCGCGGACGGGGTTCGTGTGGTCGACCGAGGCGGCGAGTTCGACGAACCAGGCATTAGGAGGGAGGTCGTAGGTCATGGTGTTAGTGTCTGGGGAGTAGTGGACTTCGTGGGCGAGGAGGAAAACTTGAGGTGTGTTGAAGACGAGGCCGTGGGCCATGTGCCAAGCGAGGAGGGATTCGAAGGGTTCGGTGGTGTGTTCGTCATGCCAGTTGCGGGCGCGTTCCCAGAGGAGCATTTTAAAATTTGATGCAGTAGAGCATCGCGATGTTGTTTGGGCGGTTTTCGGATGATCCTGTTGTGGAAGTTAGTCCGACCGTTGGTGTGGTGCTTGACCCTTTGAGCTTGTAAGCCAAAGTAGTCCCTGCTGGATTAAATCCTTCTCTTGCTAAAAAATTTTCGCTTGTTATTTGTGGCGAATCGCTTGCTGTTGTGGTATCTGTATTTGCTATAAAGTGGCTATGGCTTTTTATTTCATCATTTTGTTTTGCCCCAAAAGCTCCGCTTGCCGTGCCGTCGGTATTGGTTCCGCTGCCGCGCACGAAGTAGCCGCGTAAGTCTGGTAGATTAAATGTTGATCCGCCGTCGCCTGCGCCGTAGGTCGTGCCGATGGCGGAGAAAAGTGCAGCGTAGGTGGCGCGGCTTACTGCGGCCCCGTTTGCAGCCAACCAACCAGTCGGGGCGGAGTTCATGGCAAATGGCATGATTGCGCCAGGAGGAAGAAGTCGCGAGTCGTTGCCTATACAGACAGTCGAATTGGTCGTCCCGGTGGGGATGCGGGCGATGGCGAGCGTGCCAGAGGTAATGTTGGACGCGTCGTGGGTGTGGGTGGCTGCGGCGTAGCTTCCGGCGGCCTGCTTGCCGTTGAGGGCGGTCTCGAGGCCGTCTACATTGGCGATGATGTGATTGTGGCTGTCGTCGGCGACAGCAGCGGTGAGCGTGGCGTTTGCGCTCCCGTCGAAACTGACCGAGCCAGACAGGTTGCCGCCGAGCGTGATCGTGCGGGCGGTGGCGAGCTTGGTGGCGGTGGAAGCATTGCCTGTGACATTGCCTGTGACATTGCCGGTTAGGTTAGCGGTAATGGTGCCTGCGTTGAAGTTTCCGCTGGCGTCCCGGGTAACAATCGCGTTGGCGGTGTTGGAGTTGGTGGCGGTGGTGGCGGAGTTGGAGACTTTGCCGGAGGTCGAGATAGTGGCGAGCTTGGTGTCGGTGATAGCGGCTCCGGCAGAGATGTCGGCGTTGACGATATTGCTGACGGTGGCCGAATCGACGAGTTGATGAATTTTGGCGGGAGTGACGAGTTCGCCGTTGGTGAAGGTTTTGCCTTTGGTTACGAGTGCCATGGGTCAGTTGAGGGTGCGGGTTTCGGTGGGCTCAAGCGCGGAGCGCGTGGCTTCGCCGGTGATTTGGCGAAGGATGGGGCGACCGGTGAGGGTGGAGAATTGCAAATCGAGGCCGACGGCTTTGCATCTCAATGGGGCTTTGAGCGTGTAGTCTTCTTCTTCGGCTAGGGTGTTGGAGAGGGTTGCGATTTGGAAGTCGGCGTCGTAGTCAGTGGTAATGGCGCGGAGTTCGCAAGAGGAGTCGGCTGGGAGGAGGACGCTGGCTTTGGAGCGCGTAAGGCGTTTGGTATTCAATGATCCCCAACCGTAGCGGCGTGTTCGGAGAGTTGCGGCGACGGGGGTGAATTCGTCCGATATGTTGGATTCCGGGATGTCGTCACCGCGTTCCATTTCGTCGAGGAGGAAAAGGTTGCCTGTTTGGCTGGCGGCGAAGACGCGGCGTTGGTTGTCGTAGTCGCTGACGAGGAGTTCGTCCAAAAAGAAAGAGTAGGCGTCGCGGGATTCCCATTGCTGGTTGAGGGCGTTCCAGAGGAAGAGGGTGTTGTTTGCCGTAGCGGCGGGGCCGATGGGGACCGCGAGCATGTAGCGGTTATTGAACCAAAGGCCGACGGAGCGATGGGCGGTGGCGGCGTTGATTTGCTCAAATTGGTCGGCGATGGGGTCCGAAAGAGGGAGCGTGTCGCCGCGCAGTTTGAGGTCGAGCTTGGTATCCAGGCGATAGACTCCCGCGTCGCTCAGGAAGAAAACGAAATTTCCTGCGGTCTGGATGGAGCGGCGGGCGACGCAGCCGATTTCATTTGTCAAAAGCGTGATCGAAGAGATGAGCGTATTGTCGCCCGTGGCGTCGTAGGCTTGGTTGACCTCGGCGAGGTAGATGCTCTTCCGCATGAACACCAAAACGCTGCCATCGACCCAGGGGTGGACGGCAACAAGGTAGTCATTACTCCCGGCGTTGGCGCGGAAGTTTTGCCAGAAGGGGTCGTAAAGGTCCGGGTCCAGCACATCAGAGAGAGTCACGGCGTCGCGCCCATCGGGAAGCACGAGGCGGTTGTTGATGTAGCTAGCCCATCCGGTGGAGCGCATTCTTTTGAAGGAGGCGTTGGTGGGTGTGCCTGCTTGGGCGCGGATGAAGTGGGTTGAGGCTTGGCCGTCCCAATAAAGAGGGGGCTTGACGCGGCGGATGGCGATGCCTGCGGAGGCGGATGGGGCGGCGCCGGAATTGACGGTGATCTTGAAGGCGTTGGCGGTGGGCGCGTCAAGGCCGCCGAGGATGTCAAACTCATGGCCTTGGAAGGCGGCGGCGGCTCCGCCTTCGATTCGCACGCGCATCCCGGCGGTGTAGCCGTGGGCGGTGAGATTGACGGTGGCTGTGGTGCCGGAGACGGTGATGCCGGTGGAGTTGGTGTATTTGGTTTCCCAGCCGGGGAGAGTGGGGTCGGCCTCGCGGAGGAGGTAGAAGCGGTCGAAGGCTTGGATGCAGGAGGCGGTGTCAGTGGGCTCAAGCGTTTCGTCGGGGGAGATGGGGTAGTTTTTTACGAGGAGGGGTTCGCCTTGGCGGTAGAGGAAGGCTTGCGTGGGGCCGCAGAGGACGATCCATTCGTTGGCGTTGTCGTAGTTGGGCGAGGAGAAGATGCCGCTGGCGAGGATGCCGCCGTCGTAGCTGGCGCGGATGATGGGGCCGGTGATTTCGTCTCCCAAAATGAATGGCAGCACCAATGGCTCAATGCCAGCGGCTATGCCGTCACCCAGGCGCTTCGCGCCTTTGCGTGTCTGCGCCACGCCTCGGTCGAGTCGCATGTTTTCGGCGTATTGGACCATGCCCGGCTGGAGTTGGAGCGGGTTCAAGCGGGAGGCCATGCCGATAAATCCGGCATCGCCTTCGACTATGGTTTGGTCGTCGGGCATCTACCTTTTATTCTGCGGAGGGTTGTCAAGGAGGGCGTTGACTTGAGCACTGGTGACGCCGCCACGGAGGCGGGGCGGGAGGTAGGCGATGATGCGGTGCGCGGGCTTGTCGGGGTGGCGGGCGGCGACGCGCAGGATGGCGGTGGTGAGTTCGTCGGCGGGGCGGGAGGATTTGGGCTCTGGGGAGGATTTGGCTCCGGCGGGGCGCTGGCGGTAGCCGGTCTGGTAGAGGAGTTGGCGGCTGCCGGGGGTCCAACACGGAAAGTTCTGCTTTTCCACCAAACCCTCGCGCAGGGCGCTGGCCAGAATCTTGGGGACTTCGCTGATTTCGCAGTCGAGGTCGGAGGCGATTTCGTCGGGGGTGCTCCAGCCTTCGGGGAGGCTGTTCGTGCGCTTGGCGAGGGATTTCCAGCTCATAGGTAAATGGGAGAGGTCATGGTTCGTCCGCGCTTTTTATCGAGGAGGAAGTAGGTCTGCGTGGGGGGCTCGAAGGAGGCTTTGATCGAGAGGGCGTAGGCGTTGTAGCCGATGAGGCTGCCGTTGCAGAGCCAGTGGCGGTTTTGCTGGTATTGGTGCCAGTGCCCAAAGAGATCAAGGTCGGCTCGGTTGGGCGACTTATTCCATGAAGCGATTGCTTTTTCGGTAGGGATCGTGAGGCCCCCGATGCCGCCTTGAAATTTGAGGCCATCGCCGTGGTGGAAGCGGAGGCGGCGGTCGAAGACCGTCATGAAATTGAAGTAGCTGTCGGCGATCTGAAATTCGATTTGCTGGTCATCGGCGAAGCGGCCTTCGAGGATTCGGTAAAGCAGCCACTCGTAGCTGTGGGCGGCTCCGGTGGCGTGGCGGGGCTTCACGGTGGTGCGTCCGTGGTTCCCGTAAGAGGTCGGGATCAGGATGCGTTTGAAGTGGGGCTTGAGCGTGGCGAGGCCGTCTGCGAGCCGGTCTTGCAGCCAGAGGATGACTTGCGTGGGCGTCTTGGAATTACTCTCGGCGAGTTCTTCGTGGATCA